CGCTTCAATCTGTTTTTTAATGCCGGCGGTCTCAGACTCCAACCCCTTTAGCATCTCCTCGCGCGCCTTTAATTCGGCGGCGTGTGCCAGTGCCAGCTGCTCGACGGCGACCACTTCCTGCAACTTTACGTGCACGGATTCGATGTGTTTTTCGGTCAGGCCGGTCTTGCCGTCCAGCCTCTGCGCCTCAAAGATGGCCAAGTGCTTTTCGGATGCACTGAGCTTGTCCGTCCCCAGCGCCTCAGCCGCCAGCGCGGCGATCCGGTCATTCGATGACTGGATCAGCTCGGTGTAGCGCTTTAATTCCTCATTGACTGGGTTTGTTTTGGCCTTGTCAGCGGGTGTTTTTTTAGCGGCCTTGCTGTTAATCTCAGCCAGCTTGACGTTGTACTCATCAGCCAGCTTCAGCGCCTGCGCCTGAGTAATGCCCTGAACTTTGATCTGCTCCAGGTAAGTACGGTTCAACTCCTCGATCTTGGCGGCGTGCTGCTGCTTCTCAGTAAGTGCGAGTTTATTCCATGCCGCTGTGGTAGCTAGGTCGTGCGCCTGAGTGTTTTTTTCAGCATCCTTTTGCAGCTTAAAAATGGCGTGGTTATTCGCAGCGATTTCAGCAACAATAAGCCGTTGTTCTTCAAGTGCAGAACCCCGCCCAACTCCGCCACCTTTTGCAGTAGCGTCCAGCATATCGGCTTTATGTCTCAAGCTCGCATTGATGATTTCCAGTTGCGCAATGCCGTTTTCTCTCATTGCCGCCGCCGAGCCTTTCGCAGCGGAAATGGCTTTTTCTGCGTTGTCCTTGGCTGAGTTACCCCATGCGACCCACGCCGTCACACCGATAGCTAGCGCTGCGGTAATGGCCGTGATTGGATTCGACGCGACAAACGCGATCATGGCGTTTTTTGCCGAAATCAATGATCCGGTTAATGTTGCATTTGCAGTCGCTTGCGCCAGTGCGGATTGAGCTGCCGCCACACCTGCACCACCCGCCATGTAGTTGGCGCGAGCCTGCAACACCGCCGCCTCAGCCGCTGCGACAGCAGCGTTTTTGGCAGCAACGGTTGCGGCGACATACTCATAAATCGCGACGGCTGAGCGTGCCGCGACGAATAGCCCGACCGCAGCGGTCATGCCTTGTGCGCCTGCTGTCACTAGCCACATATTTTTCGACAAGACATTAACCCCGTCTGACAGGCTGGTGATGACGCTGGACACGCCTGTAACCGCGCCGCTCTGCTGCATCAGCGCGCCTACCGTTTGCATCACGTTATTACCCAGCACGGTCATTGATCCGCTGATGGTCTGCATGGATTTCGCCTGCCCCTGATAACTGGCTAACAGTGCAGGATCAGAAAACGCATTGGCCAGTATTTCAGAGGTAATTGCGCCCTGGCTGGCTAGATTGCGCAGCTCGCCATAAGGCACGCCCATGCTGGACGCCAGCGCACGCAACAAATTTGGTGCAGACTCAGCCACGGCATTGAATTCTTCGCCGCGCAGCACGCCGGAGCCGAAGGCTTGCGACAGTTGCAACATCGCGCTGGCGGCCTCTGCTGTAGATGCTCCGTTGACTTTCAATCCAAGCGAAACGGTTTCGGTGATTTTGGCAACTTGAGACTGAGACACCCCCGTTTGCGACAATGCCAGATTCAGTTTGCCGTAGAGCTGCGAGGTCGCCGCAATATCGGCTTGCGCTCCCGCTGAGATGCGATTGACATCCGCCATTGCCTTAGCATATTCAGCAGCGGAATTGGTCGCATTTTTGAGTTGCGAGGTAAGTTTGGTATAGCCGTCGGCCAAGGCAATCGATTCCCGTGCCAACATGCCGAATCCGATCATGCCGGCCACACGAGACAGGCCGGCAAATGAAGAGGTCAATGAGGTGGTGGCGTTGTTGAGTTTTACCGCCGCAGCACTAACCCCCTCGGACGATTTGCCCATACGATCAAGCGCGCCCGTTGAATCGTTAACGCCCTTGATCAGCCCCGAGTTATCGGCGGTAATTCTTATGCCTAGAACGGTATCAGCCATATCAATCTCATCATTTATGTTGCGTTAAGCACTTCCAGCGCAGCCCATTCCATCACCTGCAAATCTGCAAACAAGGCACGACGCTTCTTTTTAACCGCATTGCGGATGACCGCTTCGACGCCGGGATAATCCAGTCCTGCATACACCGCACGATCAAACCCTGACAAGATGCGCCACTGTGTACGGCACGCGATAAACAGATCCACCGCCAGTACGTTTTCCGGCCACACTGGAAAATCGTCTGGTTCTTCTTTTTCGCTAGGCAATCCCGCCATTAACTCATCCGGGGAAATACCCAGCATTTGCGCATCAAATTCAATCTGGGCGCGCTGTTTATCATCCGGCACATCGCGGTGCTTACCGCCCCGCGCCCAGTGGCGGGCGGCGTCCGCTAGTTTTTTTGCTTTGCTCCGGCCAGACTGCTAAAAAACGCCTCGACAATGCAACGTGCAACCGGGTAAATCGTCAGCAACGCATCCAGATTCGATGCGGTAAATTCCATCTCACCGTACTCATCAGAAACGCCTTTCCAGCCGACAACCACCTCCTTGACGAGCCCAGGGTCGGTAATTTGGGCTGTGCGAATACGCTCAGATACATCATCAATTTCAGCCTGGCTGAGACGTCTGAGTTCGACATCAAAAATCTGTTTGGTTTTGCTGCCCGGCAACTCAACTGTGACGGGGGTGGTATAAGTGGCCGTAGTGGCGATTTTGAACATGGCTTTTCCTTAAAAATTGGGTTATGGGTTAGATGCAGACGATGCTGAATTCGTCATTTCCGGCAGTCGGGGTCATCGCCATATTGAATTGCATCATTGCGGTGTTGTCGGCTTCGGAGGTTTGCATGCCGTGCAGCTGCACCGCAGAGGCGTTGATCTGTACCTTTTGGCCCGCCGTGATGCCGTGCGTCAGGGTGAATGCGCCCAGCGTGCCGTTCTTGCAAATGCTGTAAAAATCACGGGTTGCGACAGGCACATCTTCCAGCGTGATACTGCCGGTGGTGGCGCGGTCAGTGAGTTGCACCGACTCGTGGTTGATCAGCGCGCGATAGATCATCTTGTTACCCGCATCGAAGCTGAAGTCGGCGATATTGCCCGCCAGGCCGTGCAGGGTTGCCGTCGTGACGCCGGGCCCCACGCCGAGCGGAGCCTTGAAGGCGGTCAGCGTGGCGGCCGGCAGTGCGGTATCGGTATCGGCCACGCTCAAGCCGATAAAACTGAAGCTCCACAGCGGTTCACCCTTGGCCGATAGCTTGGCTTTGACGTTGCCGCGCGCGCCCTTGATGATGCGCTGCTTGCCGTCGATATTCAGGTACAGGGTCAGCGATTGTTCGGCGGCGGACACCGGCGCATAGGTCACCGAAGTGACCGCCACCACGGTCTCCGACATCGCGCAGCCCTTCATCAGCACGCCCCAGCCGGGCGCGGCGCCCAGCACGCCGCTGGCGGCAATTTCCACATCAAAATCAAGCGTGACGTGCACATCGGCGATGATCTTGCCCCGGTTGCCAAAATAACCCATGACAATCTTGCGATCGATCTCGGTGGCGTTCAGCGGGTTGATCTTGACGTTGGACACCGCCAGCGCATTGAGCGCGCCGGTCGGTACCGGATCAGTGCCATAGGTCACTTCCGGTTTGGCGAGTAAAACTTGTTTTAACGAACGGTATCCCATTTTTAAACTCCTTGAGCAGGCGGGTTAATCGGTGCTGATTTTTTGTTTTTTGCGACAGGGGTTAACGGGGCAGACTCATCAGCCACAGGAGCCGCAACCATCACAGCAGGCGAGCTATCAAGCGTCGGCTCCTCAATGCGGGTGCGTTTGCCGGTGACCGGGTCTTGCGAGTAGCTGCCGCCTTGTCCTGCAAATTCATCGTCATACATGGTTTTATGCCTTTCTCGTTTGCCCCCTCGCCCACAAAGTGGGAGAGGGTTGGGGTGAGGGAACGCGCAGCGTCATGGTTCTATCTCCTATCAAATTCTGTGGTGTATTCGTCTTGCCACCAGAGCTCACCACCCAGCAGCCCCATCAGTTTTCCGGATGCAAAAATCAGTGGGGCATGATCTCCATCTGGCATCCAGCCGAATAGCGCTGCGTCGGTTTGCTGCCTTAGCAATTCCATATCACCACCAGATGCATTGCCGATCATGTCACGCACATTCTTGACGGCTAACACCACAGCGATACGTGGGGTGCGCTTCTGAGCTGTCAAACCGCTCATGTAACGAGGCGCGCCCCCTTGTTCGGCCAGTACCAGCACGAAGGCGCAAGGAAACTGGTTTTGTGTATCGGCCTGAGCGCCTGCCAGATCAGCGGCAGTACCCACCTTTCGTAAGCCGGATACTTGAGCCTTGAGACGCGCAATGATGAGGTCGCGTAACATCAATATCCGCTCAAAGTCGCTGCGTTAAACTGCCGTGGATTTGCGCTATATTTAACGCCGCCAGCCGCTTCCTGAACGATATTCCCCGATGTATCCAGCCCCAGCGTTGTGCGTCCGCTGGCGACATCGCGCAACCAGTTCAAGGCTTCATCACGGCGTTTTTGCACGGCTTCTGTTACTCTGTCGTCATATAAAAAGAACCGCGCAAAATCGCAACATACCCGCACCAACTCAGCTGGCACAATCGAGAGCGGCAGGCTGTAAGCTGAGCGCAAATAGCCGTCTATTACCGCCTGCGCATCACTCAATGCCTGATTCAGTACCGTCAAGTTGACCGATCCAGTATTGCCGCGATCGGTTAGCTGAATAATCTCTTCAGCGCCGAAGCGGTTTTCCATATCGGATTGGGTCGCGTACATGTCAGGATTACGAAATCAGGGACGACCAGGCTGCATCGCGTTCAGCAGCCGATACGCTCCAGCCAGTGATGGCGGCAATTGCGCCCGCATTGGGGCGGCCATCTGTCAACCACAGCGTGGCATCCGCTGTGCTCAACTGAGCAATCGCGGCCAAAATCGCCGCAGCGCGATCAGGCGGGGGGGTTGTGGCGGACGGCTCTTGCTCACCGATCACCCCTGCGCGGGTCAGCTCTTCCACTTCCTTGTCGGCGACTTCGATATAACCGCCAGTGACAATGCCGCCGGGGGTTTTGATGGGGCTGAGTACTTGATATTTCGACATGATCGCTCCTTAAAAAAGTAAAGGGAGAAGGGAGAAGGGTGAAGGGTGAAGGGTGAAACCGGCTCTCCGAATAAAGAGGATGAGGGTTTGCTCTTCCCTCTTCCTGTTTATTACGCCGGAGTCTGGATCAGGTAGCCGGCTGAAATACCAGACAGCACGGGCGCACGCTCGTAGGTCACGCCGTAGATCCAGCTCTTCTGGTTGTTGTCGTAGTACGGATCTTCAACCAGCGGGTTACCCTCCATGGTGTAGGTGTAGCCGTATGAAGGCTCTTCGATCGCCAGGTTCTGTTGCGGCACATACGCCAGAATGGCATTGTTACCCCAGATATCCGTCGCGACGTTTGCGTCAGTCCAGGAGATTGCCGCACCGACGACCACCTTTTGCACATTGAACAGACCTGCCAGCATGGCGGGGGTAATCTGCGTGGCATCCGGCGACACTTGCGCGTTGTATTGCAGGCGTGCAATCACGTTTGGATTGTTCTTGCAGGCGGTGTAAGCCAATGCGGACAAAAGCAGTACATTTGGATAGATGCCGCAGGTTTGGCGAATAGCCTCGCGTCCGGCATCGATGTCAGTCAACGGGTTGCCGGTTGCGGCGCTCCACTTGGTTGCGCCGGCCAGCGCCACTTTATTGGCGGCGGCATAGTTGGCCGCAGTGGTTGCCAGCATGGCCTGATCATATTCCAGCGTCAGACAGAGCGACTTCATGACCACGTTGACCGCGCGACCTGCCAGATCAATACCTGGTACAGCTCTGGCATCACGCAGCATTTCACGCGCAACCGGGGCTTCCAGTGAATCTTGCAGCAAGGCAAACGGTTTTCCGCTGTAACCCATCGGGATGCGCTTGGTCGCAGCGCCTGGTGCGCGGCGTGCATTGACCATGCGATAAGCGTCACGGTCAAATTCGATAATCTGGCCGCCGGTGGTATAAACCGGCACGCGCGGAAACAGCGCATGACCGACCAGCTCCATGTTGGTGTAACCCTGCGCTACCGAGGACAGGATGGGATTGACGACGCGTGCTTGCGATACGCTCATGGGCATAATAAATCTCCTTAATTTGGTAAAGGGTGAAGGGACGCGCCTGCGGCGCTTAAGGGGGAAGGGTTCAGAGAGCCGGTTTTACCCTTCTCTCTTCTCTCTTTCCTCTTCCAATTTTTTAACGACAGAGCAACACTTCGCAGAATTGACCCGCCGCAGTCGCCGCTTCTAGCGCGTGACCCACGATGAACACGGGCAAATCACCCCCGCTCAACACCTGAGCCGCAGCCGTTCCGGTCACGATGGCACCATTTGCCGCCGTGGAGGTCACTGCGACCGCCCCTGCGGTGACCGAGGCGGTTAGTGCGGAAGCCGTTGCCGCCAACGCTGCCGCTGTCACGACCCGCCCCGTGACATCCATCGCCAGCGCTGCGCCGATCGCGAAGGCCGCGCCGGATTCGATGGTCATCGAGCCGATAATCGCCAGCTCCAGCGGTTCGCCGATGACGGCGGCGTGTTTGGAGATACCAAGAATTTTTGCGCCCGCAGCGGCAATTTGCGCGCCGGTAAAACCTACGCCGCGATACGGCGCCACTGCGGTGGTAGCGACTGTTGACCAGTCAAGAATAGATACGCGTTGCTGCCCCATGTTATTTGCCTCCTACAGCTTTGTATGCGGTTAAAAGATCACAGCCCTGATTAGCGGCCATGTACGATAAAGTTTTTGAATGCAGCTCTGCCTGACCTGCGTCTACGCTGTAGCCAGGTGCGATCACATAATCAGACGGGCTTGCGCCATCCTCTCTGACCGGAGCAACTTCACCCGCAACCACCACCGGCACAGCCGAATCCAGCACGCGAGAGAGCAGCGCAAAATTCGTCATACCCAGTTCAGTCATCGCCCCCTTTTGTGCAGGGCTGATTTTGTGCGCTGATAAAGCGGTTGAAATGAGATCGGTTACTTGCTTGCTCAAGCTGGCCTGTTTGAGCGCGGCCAGTTCAGTCTGCACCGCCGTCAGGGCAGCTGCGCTAGTGGTCAGTTCGCTACGCAGGCTCACCAGCTCGGCGGTGCGGGTTTGTGTCAGGCCGACGATGCCCAGGGTGTTCGCTGCGACCGCGTCGGCGGTGTCACCCGTCTTAATCAGTTCAATCGCTTTTTGCACCGCTGCAAGAATTTCTTCCTGCGTCGCCAGTGTGGGCAGATTGAGCCAGCAACGAAAAGTCTCCAGCAACTCTTCATATTTCATAGTCAGTTTCTCCTGTTGGTTAAATTCGGCAGTCAGGCGCGCGCTGACGGACTCCATGCCGTCGATGGCCGGGTTGTTGGTCAGTGCCGCATTGATTAGTTTTTTGATTGCACCGGTCGCCTTGTCATAGGTAATGACCGGGCTGATAAATCGGTATTCGCCAGCTTCGATATGCGCCGTGGCGCGCTCCGTCCATTCCACCCGGGCGAATAGGCCAACGCCTTCCTCCCAGCGCAAGGATTTGAACCAGCCAGCGGCGGGGGCGGGCTGACCGTTGTCAGCGGCCAGTAGGGTTTGATGTTCGTAATCGACAACCAGGGGATTGGCCAGCGCAGTGATGTCGGCAATCAGACGCGCGGCAATGTCGGCGGTCATTAGCCAGCACGGTGCATCTTTGGGACGACCATCGACTGAGTGGAATTCACCAGCGGGTAATAACTGGATCTCGCTACCCGCAGTGAGTGCGAATGAGCATGCCGCCATGGCTACCGTGCTGTGGCCGGTCGTTGTGGTGGATTTATTTTCCACCCTAAGGTTAAAACCACC